CCGAATGGAGCAATACTTACCACCTCTTCGTAACCTGCTTGAACTGGTGTAGTGCGTCTTGATGCAACATCTTTGAAATGTTCTAGAATTATTTTTGCAACATTGAGTCCAGAGTTGGCCTGCTCAATACCCTCGCTTCCCGGCGAACTATTTACTTCCAGTATAAATGGTGGAGCTGTTTTAGGACTAGCTGATGGTATAAAATCAACAGCAGTTAAAATGCCATCTATCGCTTTAGACGCAAGTAAGCATTGTTCTGTTTCAAGTTGAGATAGTTTGTAGGACTTAACCTTTGCACCCTGAGAATAGTTACTTCTGAAATCACCTTCTACAACATCTCTTTGCATAGTGCCAATAATTTTACCACCAAGTACCACTACCCTGACATCAAATTTACTTTTAATATATTCTTGAATTAACAAATCTGCACTTGAATCTGTCTTATACATCAACTGCACGATTGAGGTTAATGCTCGTTCTGATTCAATAAACAGAACACCGACACCCTTTGCCCCTCTCAAAGTTTTCATTATGATAGGAAACTTTGTGTCTAGTTTTTTAACTGCGTTTTCTAACTCATCTTGATTTGGTATGAGAACTGTTTTGGGTTGAGTTAATCCGTAATCTTTTAACTTGATATATGTGCGAAACTTATCTGCAGCCATATTAATAGTCAGTCTAGGATTGACACAACAAATGCCTATCTTTTCTAACTCTGAAATTAAATCTAATGAGCTATCTCTGGTTGGTGTTCCACGAACAAACACAACTGTGTCAGATGGTGAAATATCAAATCCCTTTTCATCACCAGCTTCATGAATTTTGTAAGTCTTATCATAGGACAAGTTTGCGCCATCTAATGAAATGACATAGTTTGCAAGTCCTAATTTATCAGACTCTTCCTTTATACGTTTTGCAGTAGTAGAATTATCATTATGCTCAACTGAAAGAACGACAACTCTATAGTCTTCTTGGGTTTCCTCAGTGATAAATGACTTGAATTTTTCCATTAGGATTCTTTCTTTTTAGACCCAATGTTATATTTCGTTTCTAAATCCCATTCGTTTTTTTCAGCAAAAGACAATACTTTGATTTGACTGAGGGGAGCAAGCTCTCCAACTTCACCATTAATGTTTACCAAACCCCAATCTTTTAAAAGATTTGCAATAGTATTTCGTCTTGCAACATCATTTTCAGTTAGGTTTGTAGGTTTCCCATCAAGCGCAAATAGTTCTTTGAAGTGAAGTACATAATAACGTCCTTGCTTGTGCAGAATATGACACGATTGATATAATTTCTTTTCTTTTCTTGATGCAACGCCTATGCGAGAAAGTGTCTCACGAACCTTTAAAAAATCGTCTGGTTCTTTTAGAGTAATCTCTAACATGTCCTCTTGTGTCCAATTAATTTCTTCCATTTCTTCCACCTTTATTTAATTTTATTTTTATGGCAGAAATCTGTTCATCATTTAATATATCAAGAGCGGCCTTTGCCTTTTCGTTACTATAACCATAATACTCTTTAACATACTCTAGATTCTTTAATTTCTTCGCCTTCAACCAAGGGGTATATCTTTTCCTTGTTCTCAGACTATTTAGTAAAAAATCGAACTGTAACTTCTTATCTAGGTGGTGGTATTGGTTAAGTTCATTAACAAGCTGTATTGTATCAGGAAACGGAGCAACACACTTGTTTACAATAAATGGTGCGTATTTCTTTTCCCACATTTCATCTTCGCTGTCCAATAGAGATTCTTTAGACACATTTATTGCATTGAGATATTCTTTTAGTTCATACATTTTATTTATCAACCCATGTTTTAAATACAACAACAGTTCTTAGGTCATAACATTGTCGTGAAACAGGCTGTGCTTGGTGTGGTGCGTATGCTGGGAATACAATTAAACGATTGCCAATGTTCTGCACTAGTTGACCATCAATAACAGTTCCACCACCCGACTCCATTTTCCAATCAAGTCTAGGATAATACATCATAGTAAAGTCACCATCATCTATGTGCATGTGCGGTTCAATACCATGTGTGTGTGCGTTCAAATACAATCGTTTGAATGTACTTACATTGTATTTCTTTTTAAAATCATACTTTTCAAATGCAGTATTCCAAATTGGCATCAACCACTCAAATTCTTGTTTTATTACTTGTCGAGGATCGTGACCACAAAAAACGTGCCAATGTTTATTTGGAGTTCCTTGTTGTGAGTGGTAATCATACTTCCAAGTTTGTTGTTTTAATTTGAGGTCGATTAGTTCTGCAAGATGCGGTTCTAATACGTTATCATATATGTCTATCATTTGAATTTCGCTGCTCCCATAATCTCAGTCAAACAAGCCATCAGATTTATTTCTTGGTCTGCGACAAAAGCACTTTTATACTGGTATTCGCCCAAGATAACAACCACATGAGGGATACTGCCACCGTCCACATAGTTATACAGATTATCATAAAGCTTCCTAAACAAACGTGTAGGATCGTTGTCTAGATTATCGACAACCCACTTGCGAACATTAGTAAACTCTTTTTTCTTCATTCCTTCCATCAAATTTTTGATGTTAGTTTCAGAAATATTTACGAGAATACCAGCATCAATTTTACCTGATACAGAATATCGTTGCAGTTCGTTTAGTACTCTTCTCCAATCAGGAAAGTGTTTATTAATAACTTCAGCAACAACTCTTGGTTCATATTGTATTTTGTTCTCATCAAGAATACTTATAACTCTTGCCATAAACTGTTTTGCAAGAGTTGGTTTTTCAGAACTAGGAATATTAAAATCAATAGTACTGCAACGAGAATGTAGAGGTTGAATAATCCTGTTCTTGTAATTACAAGTCAGAATGAAACCACAGTTCTTGTGAAACTCTTCCATGAACCCACGAAGGGCTGGTTGAGTTGACTGTGGGTTTAGATAGTCTGCTTCATCAAGAATGATGTACTTACGCCCACCTTCTAATGATACTGTCGAAGCAAAGTTTTTAATCTTGGTTCTGAGAACATCTATACCAGATTCCTCAGAACCATTGATCATCATATAAGTTGCCCCAATCTGTTCAAGCATTGCTTTCGCAGCTGTTGTTTTACCAACGCCTGGCCCACCAGACAAGATCAGATTAGGAAGATTACCCTCACTCACAAATTCTGTGAGAGTATCTTTTAGGTTATTAGGAAGTACACACGCCCCAATATCCTTTGGGCGGTATTGTTCCACCCATAAAAATGTTTCCATAATATAAATTCCTCAAATTAAGCATTGTAAGCAGACTCTGGCTCCAGAGCGATAAAGTATTCAACATTTCCTGTTGAGTTCTTAAAATGACTTATATTTTTTGAGGACACTTGTACATCATATGAACCTTGAATTAATTTTAAGTTTTCAACCTTAAACCAGAACTTGTAGTTGTCGCTTTGAGAAACAACATCTAAATCTAATGCATAGTTATTTGCAGTAGCATTTTTCTTGTCTGTAACTTTAAGACTTCCACTTTCAAGTGCCATATCAGGTGCGCCAATAACTGCAGCTGCTTTTGTCACCGTTGAAAGAGTATCACTTGATAAGTTGAATTTTACTTCACACTCAGGCATAGTAATATCTTTAGTTGGTGTTGTGACCACTGATGGGTCAGAATACCAATACTTTAAAGAAGTAGATGTGCCTTCTTCTGTAATCATCACAAAATCATTCTCAAATTCTAATTCTGGTTTTGAGAATAATGAGATTGCAGAAAGAAACTCATTCAAATCATAGATTGCAAACTCTTGAGGGAATTCCTCAAGCACTTCAGCCTTTGCAACAATGTTCTTCATTGCAGACATAGTAGCAATCTTATTACCACCTTTAATCACAAGGTTCTGATTGATTGTAGAAAAGTTCTTCAATACAGATACCGTTTCATTACTTAATTTCATTATTTAATTTCTCCTTCAATTCACTTACTCTATTTTCCAAGACACTAATTGCTGTATTAATATGCCCTGTTCCACGTTCTTGTATTCTAGTTTTTAGAATTGCAATTTCTTCAACTAGATAGACTAATCTATCAACATCACTCATTCACCATTCTCCATATTATTAATGTGTAAGGCTATAATACCATAGTGAATCACTTTTAGCAAGTCACTTCTGTTCTTACCGCCTTTCTTTCCGTATCGTTGTGCATATTTCATAATGTTGCCGATACAAAACCCTTCACCATGACCACCATCTATGATAAACTCTGTAGCTTGAAACTTGTTCTTGCTATAGTGTTCATCATAGGTAGAGTCGATATACTTTTCAAGTTCAGCAAGTGCTTCACCTTCATTGTATTTGTAGTCTGGACGTTTACTCATCATTTACCTTTTTTCTCTGCAAGATAATCGTCATACTTTTCTTCTTCGCGGTCAGACATAAATTTTCTAAGTTGTGCTTCTGTGTCTGTGACATTCCAGTTCATAGCCAAAGAGCGTCTTTCACCTTCGCCAAAGAATGGCATTACCTGATGTTTTAGCCAGTTAGGAAATATTAACATAACACCGACTTCTGGTTTTATATAATCCTCAGTTTGCCCCCTAAGTTGCATAGTATCTTTTCTACTGTGCGTTCCCCATATCAAATGAGTAAATCCATCAACTGCTCCACTTGCATTATTTAATCCTGCTGGAACTGGTTCAAGTTCTTCAATACACTCTGGATTTTTCAACCACAGAAACCCTGACAGACCTGCCATTGTTTGAACACCATGATCATGGAAAGGATTATAGTCACCTGCATACGCATGGTTTGACCAACACTGAAAGCAATCCGTATCAGCATCACGATCATAACCTTGTTTGAGATAAGATTTGCCAACCTGTTCAAATACGGTCTTTAGTTGTTGACCAACTTCATCATCTAGAGGAAAATTTAATTGTGCAGACCTTTTATCATTTTTAAGTTGGCCGACTAAACCATCTGCAAAACTTTCACTTTTTGGTATGATTACATTGTCAATGTGGTCATTAACTTCGTCTATGATTTCCATTGGAAATTCAATACGACCAATAGAGAAAGCTTTAATTGGACGAATTGCAAACTTTAATCCATGATTAACTTCTTCCATTTTCGCTTCTTCTTCTGCAAGCATCTCTGCATTTTCACGAGCAAGTCTTGCATTACGTTCTGCTTCTTCTTCTGTCGCACCACCAGTAAAACTACCAGTTAGTACATTATCAGTAACAACAGGTGTTCCGTCCTCATTAACTGGATTGCCATCACCATCTACTTGACGACCAACAGAACCATCAGTTGCTTTTTCTACACTATCAAATTCAAATATTTTCATGATATCTCCTTTACATGATTTATACTATAATACAGGAAAGGGGGGCTAAAGTCAACCCCCCTTTTTGATTTAATTAAAATTAATTAATTTTAATCTTTCGCGGCTTCTTCTCCTCTGGAACAACACGCTCTAGTGAAATCACCAGCATACCATTTTCAAGGGAAGCATCCTTTACCACAATTTCATCTGCAAGGGTAAATTTGCGATTGAACTTACGATATGAAATCCCACGATAAATGTTGGAATCATCTTCGTCATTCTCTTTAACAGAACGAACCGTAAGTAAGCCATCTGCTACTTCGACTTCAATATCATTTTTTGAAAAACCAGCCAGTGCCATATCAATGACGTAGCTAAATTCTCCTTCCTTTCTGATATTGTATGGGGGAAACCCTGATGAAGTTGCATTATGCGAAGCATAATTTTGTAGTTGATCAAAGACTCGATCAAACCCAACTGCGTAGGGTGTTAGTTGATTAAAGTTGTCGAATAGACTTAGTTTTGTAACCATTTTTATTTCTCCTTATTAAGCAAGATTACGTTAAATGTATCCCGAAATTCGGCGATACAATTTTATTTATAACGATTGCAACAAGAACTTTAATCTTTTAATGGAGCGGGCAGATGGAATTGAACCACCTTCTTCAGTTTGGAAAACTGACATAATACCATTATACGATGCCCGCAA